GCTGCCCTATTATTTTTCCAAAGCGTTTGATCTTGGCTAGTCATTGATTCATATTTGTCAATCGTCATTCTCCAATCGCTAGAACTAAGCAAATTTTTTAATTCTGTTATTCTAACTTTTTCATCTCTAAGAGTAACATAAGTAGAATAGTAATCTTCTATCTCTTGTAAAGTTGGTTTTTTTGTATCCGATAACCAAACAAGCCCATCATATGAGTCACCGTTAAGCGACCATGATTCCCCAGGTCTAAGATAAGTTAGTATATTTGCTATATCCATTGTTATGCTCCTGCTTCCATTAGGATGATGCTCGATGTTGTTCGAGGACGGGAGGCTGCGTCAGCGTCGTCACCAGTCCTATTCACATGATGCGTAGCTACTCCATCTGGTGCAATTTGTATCTTATACGTTAATGCGGCTACACTTGATGGAGTGTCCACGCCGTTAAGAGAAGTTGTTGAAATTTGAAGTGTTGTACCAGAATTGCCATAATAAGCCGCCGATGTCATTCTTGTTCTGCTCCCAGCACTATCACTAATCAGAATTGGAGTCGAATCTCGCATAATTCTAAAATAAACTATAGAATCTCCACTACCCCCGCTGGAAACTGACGCGAGAATTAGTATTTTGCTAGTTGCACTCTTAGGCGTTATGGTTGCACTGAGATAAGGTATATCAACAAAAACACCAACAGAGCCAGAGTGACTGAATGTATCTGTTTTAGTTATAGGTACAACTTGTAGAATTTTGCCTACGTTCCCAAATTCATAATTTCCTGAATTCTTAACTAATGCTTGCCCATCGCTTCCACCTAATGAGTCAAGGTAAGACTCCACATCTAATGGAGGGGTAAAATCATAACCTCCTGAAATCTTGGATAACATATCCCCATCACTGCCTCCTAACGAATCTAAATATGCTTCAACGCCCGAATCTGGAGTGTCAAAAATATACCCACTTGGATCTTTTGTTAAAACGTCACCATTACTCCCACCTAATGCGTCTAAATATGCCTCAACGTCTGCACTTGGTGGAGTTTCCATATCATAGCCACTTATAGTTTTTGTCACAACTTGTCCTAATGCTCCACCTAATGAGTCCAAATATGCTACTGGAATTCCATCAGCATAATCTTTGCGAGTTAGATGGCTTGCATCTGTTGGGGTAGCTGAACCAGTTACGAATCTTGACCCTGTTATGTCATTGTCACTTGTTACAGTAATTCCTGTTATCTCAGTTGAAGGAGTAGCTGTTCCAAGTTTAATCAATCTATTTACAGTATGAGAACCTGGAATATTTAGCTTGTTATTTAGCAACCATTCAAGAGCTTTTTGAACTGTTCGATTTCCTAAAGATAAAATTGTACTCCAGATAGATGTCGAGACTCCAACCAATGAAGCTCCAAGCGTTCCGTCATTAGATGCTAAATTGGAATAAATATCAAGCTCAGTGTCTGGAGTTATTACGGCATTTCCGATTGTCATATCTTCAGTTAGTACAATTTCTCCAGCCCATTCTGTAATCACTGTCACAACTAATCCAAGTGTTCTTGTTACTTCAATGTCATAAGATAAAATCGTTGATCTATCTACTTGTATTGTCTGAGATTCAGCAGGTGTAAGATTTACCCTAACTTTAGATAATGCCCAATCGTTGCCAGTGTCACTTGATAAGATTTGCTTATTGATTACGGTCTTTCCGTCTGTGCTTCTGTTCGCTGCGATTCTGATAGATATTGAATCATAATCTAACGGATCAATATCAGAAATTGTAAAATCATAGCTTGTAGAATCACCTCTGTAAAGAGATAGATTTTTTTGTAAGGGTTGGCTCATGTAATTACTAATTGACCTCGCTGTATTGTTATAGTTGTAAAATTATAGTTGTTAGGATCACCAAGATCACCTTGATTTATTTCAACATCGTATTCAAAAATTCCACTTTTTAAATTTGTAACTGATGCTGGAAATGTGATCTGAATTCCTTCCCCATCAATTACTACAGTTGCGTTTATTGACTGTTTTGTTTGGCGATTTCTAGCGGTACAAAAAACCTGAAAATCAAGATATGCACCAAGTATTTTTTCAAAAACCCAATCAGTTGAACGATTGAAATTGTAGTTTTTGATTTCCATCATATCAACTTAACCCCTATTAGTTCGTATGGCACTGGTAGGGATAATGCAACAATATCAACGCTAGTTGATGTTAGCCCAAAATACAAAGGATCGCCATTTACATTTGTAATGTTGCCTGATACAGATAACAAACCTACACCTTTAACAATAAAGAACCAAGTCCCAGCTGATGGGATTGACACAACTTCTGCAAATGGACTTACTGGAGTTGTTCCTGATGCGATCCATGTAGGGTTTGCAATTCCTGATATTTGAGAAAATATAACAAGATCAGATGGATTAACTCCTGCTATAGAATTAATGCCCTTGAACCCACCTAAATCTAAATCACCAGTCATTGCCAATGATCCGTCCTTGTTAAACTTTTCAGCTAGAACAGAATCCAAAATAAATTTCTGATTTGCAACATTATTCAATCCACCTAATCCAAAGTATCTTTGTATTCGATAGAATTTTCCAACATTTGCAGGGTTTAAATAGAATCTTCCAGTGTTCAAAAATGCAAGAGGATTTCTAATGTCAACGAAGTATTCTGTTAGTCCTGGGTTGAACCCGACTGCTGGTGTAACTTGTGTCAAAGGTGATCCGATTGGAACATTACTTGAATCAACTTCATAGAGTATGATTCCTGAATTTGCAAGAGAATTTCTTTCTGGCATTTCATTGGGAGAGAATCCAACTTTTCCGCCTAATCCTGGAATTAGAATTGCTTCATGCACTTCTCCATTATCGACTCCATCACTGCCTAGAATCTCTTGTGGAATGAATGCTAAATCAATAGCATCATATCGTAAATCTATGTCTTTTAGTCCTATTGGTATGCTCATGATTCTCTTATCATCATCCTTTGTAATTCAATTTGTGCTTTAACGCCTGCCATAAGTTCAGCATAACCGCCATTTCTTTTTTGGTCTCCGAATGTCAGAGTCGCCCACTTCTCATGAGGTTGCAAGTGCAATTCTAATTCATCTAATTTCATAGAATAGTGTTTGGCTCCATATTGGTAGACAGTCGCATAATCTAAATATGTTATTTGAGTTCCACAGTTCAAAATCTCAAATCCTAGCTTGTCTATTTTGCTTCCAGAATATCCTGAGATGTCTAAAGGGATTGGTTCAAACCTAGAAAGCCCTTTTAATTTTAGATCATAGGTTTTTTCATTCCAAGCTAAATTTCCAATTCCAATTCTTATTTCAATTTCCTCCGTATTGTTAATGAATAATAAAAGTTTCTGAGCACCTGTTATTCTGAAGTTTAATCCACTTCTAACATGAGTTTCACCAATTGAAGCTGATGTTAATTCTAGCTTGTGAGAATTTGCACCGTTAACAAGAACAGTATTAGATAGACTAGCCGTTATATTTGCATCAGTTGCCCAGCTTGTCAAAGAATCAAAATCAGCAAGGTCAAAAGTATAAAATCCAGATTGCGAAACATATCCATAGAATCCAAAATCATACCAACGGTAAGGCATTTTTTCAGCCTTCCCTTTTACTACTGGTTGTTTAAGAATTGTTAGTAGTGCCTCAGCATAGGCTTGACCAGTCGCATCACTTACATAAGCTGGAACATCTTCTGTATAATCGAATGCCCCTTCCTTTGCAATTGAGGTTGCATCACTCGCAAGACCTGCGATAACAGAACCTCTACGTCTTCCAGATTTTGCATCAGATCTGTAAACCGTTACTGTATTTGCTTGAATTTCATTGTCGGTTTCCAATGTCGCAGATGGGAAAGAATACCCAGCATGGAATTTTTCTATTTGTTCATCTGGAATTTTTGTGAGAAAAAATGATCCTTGTCCATCAATTCCAAAATAGTACTGCTCCTCGCATATCTCACGAACGATTTTCATAAATCTTGGAAAGTCTGTTCCTGCCCAGTTTATTTCTCCTGCTGTTAGTATTCCACTTGTTTCTTCGATCTTTGATTCTATGTAGTTAGGGTTTCCACCAGATCCAAAATTGGTTGATAGAATTTGTTTTACCAAATCAGAAACTAAAGTTGAATTTGTCCACTCGGTAGGGAGTATTTCAACTATTCCAGTAATTGCGGTTGATGTGATCCCAGAAGGGTTTAGAACTGTTATCGTATTAGTAGCGTTAGAAGTTATTTCAAATACACCGTTGTTTTTGTCTTCGATATTGTCTGAGATAACAACCTTTAAACCAACTAAAGCACTTGGAGCAAAAGGCGTTCCAAGAAAGGTCAAGGTGTTTGAACTGCCTGACTGTGCTGTTGATTGTATTATATGCCTATCTGTATTTACGATTTTCTTTTTTTCTATTTTTTTATGATACCCGAATCCTTCAAAGACAAGTCTTTCATCCTCACCTTCATTAGGTGTCTTTGTGATGTACCCTTTGAATCTAACAGTGTTTCCAATTCTGATGGAAAATTCTGTATTCTTTACCAATGGGAAATTTGGCATTCTATTTAATTCAAAATTAAAAGCGTATGGCATCCCTTGGACGAATTTCAAATAAATTGATGTAAAAATTGTATTAGGAACTGAGAAAGGGAGAAATTCAAATAATGACCCGTTCGCCAAACCCACAGAAAGAGATTCATCTTCATTTTCACCTGGAACAATTATGCTATAATCTAGGGCAGTGATTCCACGAGACAAGATAACATTTCCAAATGTCGATATTCCGAAACCGTTTGCATATGTTTCACCGTAGGTGCTCATATAACAGTATTTACCTTAAAAGTGTAATCAATTTTAGCTTGCTTCCCTTCAGGACATTCGTAAGTAATTTTATTCGATCCCGGCAATAATGGGAAATAATTTCCAGCTATGATTGAATTTGAAATGAATTGATCTTCTAATTTAATCGAACCCTCAAAACAATCTAAAGTAATTTTTTTATTTTGCGAAAATCCTGTTGGTGTTATAATTATATTTTGTCTAAAAGTTCTATTCTCATTTAACAAGGCAAATTCCACATTATCACCAACTGATAAATTAGTGATCTCAAAAATTGCTCCTGATTCCACAGAATCATCTCTAATATCAATCGTAAAAGATTCTCCATTGTCTAAGATAACGCTTGATAACTCATCCGATATTGATTCCCAAAAAGCGTCTTCCATTGTTAAGGTAAGTCTTGAATCCAAACCTAGAGAAGCCTCATTCCCTGGAACAAATGCTTCTTGCAAATCTGAGATTGAAACCTTGCATCTTTTTTTCCGTTCAACCGAATAAAGATAGAAAGGAGCGTTCAACTGGTTGTACAAAAATGCTGCTATGCGGTTGATCGTGTAATAGTAGTCTTCAATTGAAGTGCTTACATTGTTAAACATCAAGGTAATTTCTTTTGAGCCTTGCTTGAATGTCCCTCTTGATATAGACCCGAATTGGTTTTGCTTTGCATACATTCTTTTCTCAGGTTTGAATGACAAAGGCTCTCTCCTAACATTATTCGATGACAATGAAAGAACTTCCCCTATTGAATTTTCAATAAAATATGTTATCATAAAAATGCCGCCTGAGCGTTCCTAGTTTCTCGGTACAGAATAGTCATCGTCTCCCTTGCCAACTCCTGAGCGTTAGTCTGTTCATAGATATTAAAAACAGGATTAAAATTCATCCCATTAGATCCTTCTCTTTGTGCAGATACTGCATTCACAACTTCATCAAAGTTTTTTGCTGGTGTGACTAACTCACCTGGCATGAGCATTGCAGGGACAGAATCACGTCCTGAAATTCCACCTGTCACAACACCACCCTTTGCAAATGCCTCCGCAGGAGGAGGAGGATATTGAGCCTGTGATGCAGCAGCAATTCCCATTCCAGCGGCACTAATAGCAGCAGGTATATACCCTAACAAAGGTAACGTCCAAGGCAACATCGACATAGCAGCAGCAGTGATTTGCATGACCATCATTGCACCAGCAACTTTAGCTTTTGCAATGTTAGCTTGCTTTTCAATTTGGAAAGCATTCATTCCAAGAACCCATTGGATTCTTGCATTATCACGAGCTATCTTTTTCTTAGCCTCTTCAGCTTCTTTTTGTTTGGCTTCTTTTTGTGCTTCAATTTCTGCTAGACGATTGGCGAGTGTTTCCTCTTTGGAAACTTGTCCCTGTTTGTGTGCTTCATCTTCAGCACTCATACGATCATTGAGAGCCAGAATTTCGGATTCTGTTAAATCATTGTATCTTACTCTAAGGTCTTCTAATGTTAGAAGATGATCTTCTTCTAATCTTTCCTTGTTTTGTGCCTCAGCAGTTTGTGAAAATGTTTCTTCATCACGTCGGAGTAAATCATCCTGATATTTTTGTTGTAGTCTAGCAGCTTCAAGTTGATATTCAGCCTCAATTCTTTTTCGTATAGCTTCGATTTCATCATCTTGCATCGCCTTACGTCTAAGTTGATATTCTTGTTCGATTCTGATTAGGTCTTCTTTTTGTTTCTCTAATGCTTCGACTTCTTTATTTAGGTTGTCAGTGAATTCTTTTTTTTGCTGGTCAATTGCTCTCGTGGCAAAGCCTGACCAAAAATCAAGTTGTTGGGTTTTTGTTTGTAGCTTAGCTCTTGCTAATGCAGCCTTATTTTCCATTGTAGCAATCGCTACTTCAACACCCTTGGAAATAAATGCCAACGCTCCTTGCATTGCACCACCTAATCCAGTAGTAAGAAACGATTCAAATTCTGGAAATGCTTTTGCGGCAGATTGTTTTAGCCCATCGAAAATTCCAGTATCAACATTAGTTTGTTGTGTTAGTTTTTTTAGTTTACCTTCTGCAAGCGTTATTTGTGTGCCAAGATCTTTGTACGCATCACTCCCTGCTACTGTCATTTGAGATTGTTTATCTTTTAGTCTTGTTATTTCTTTTTGCAATTCAATAACTGAACCAGAGATTCCAACAATTTCTCCTTTTGTCCCACCTAATCCACCAACGGCAGGAGTAGTTTTGATAGTATCTTTTTGTTTCTCTAATTCTTTGCTTGCTTTCTCAATTTGCTTTGCATACTCAGCAGCATTTCCAGTGGTTACATTTTGCAATAAAACAAGCTGTGGGTAAGCCTCCCTTAATTTTCTCAACGAATCATTATATCCATTCGCCATATTTGTGCCGTCAAATTTAGCTGCCTGTTTAAGTTGTATTAGTATATTAGGAAGATGATCTTTATCAACCTTAGAAACATCTTTAAGCCAATCTGAGGCTATTGATTTTTGAGTCTCAGCTTTCATTTCATCCATCTTTGCTTGCAAGGTTGTCATGATTCCAATCAATGCGACAACCGCCAAGAATGCAACCCCTGCTGGTCCAAATGCAAGTGAGATTTTTCCACCTGCACTTGTAGCCGCAAGACCTAATTTTTCCAACATTGGAAGAAGTGTCATTATTGCCATTTTAATTCCTGCACCGCCTATCAATATCGCAACGAATGCAGCGGCAGCAGTAGTCATCATTGCAATCCCTTTAAACACCGCTGGATTTTTTTCCCTAAAGCCTATCATAGCAGTAATTAGATTATTGAAGGCATCAACTGAGGCTCCGACTGGTCCAGCCAATCCATCTAGTCCAAATGCTTTTTGGAGTTCTGCGACATTCCCTTCAAGAGTAGATAATTTTCCAGGCAATGTTTTGGATTGTTCTTCCATCATCCCAAAAAACTTTCCGCCTTCGCTAGTTGCATTTTTAAAAGTTTGCTCGACCATTTCGAAAGATATGTTTCCATCTTCCATATCTTTCTTGAGGTCTTTCATCGACCTTCCAGTTTCTTTTGAGATTTCTGCTAATGGGTTAAATCCTGCATTGATAAGCTGTAAAAGGTCTTGACCCATTAGGCGACCAGAGCTTTTAATCTGTCCATAAATTACAGATAATTCAGTAAGATCTTTCCCTGTTCCTGCGGCAATATTACCTAGCATGGTGACAGTTTTATTCAAATCTTTTGCTTCAACATTGAATGCAAGTAAGGCTTTTCCAGATTTAAAAATTTGTTCTGGTGTATAATGAGTTTTAATTGATAGCTGGTTTAGATCGTTTAGTACTTCTTTGTAATCACCAGCCGAGCCGATCATAACTCTAAAGCTAGTTTCTATTTGCTGAAATTTCCCAGCCTCAGTGACCATTGATTTAAGCCCACCTACAATAGCACCAGCGGAGAATACAGCTCCGATTCCAACTAAGGCTTGAGCTAGTGAATCTGCTGGTTTTTTTGTATTTCTTAAGCTGTCTTCAATGCCTTTAATTCTTTTGTCAACATCTGTAAAGGATTTCTCAATCGTCTTTCCTTTATTAGTTGATAGTCCAGCTATCTCTCTTAGTGCCTTCTCATATTGAGAAGTATCTAGGATCATTGACCCATAGATTGATCCTACACTTGCACCACTACTCATTGTCTGCCTCCTCTAAGGAGCATAAATTGTAGTTTAATGCTAGGTGGTTTTTCTTGAGGAATCGGTTCTTTAGTTTCATCATCGTCTTCAAATTCCCCTCTTATTTCCGAAGCTCTTCTTGATAGAGCATCTATCGTATTTTTAACGCCTTGCAAATCTTCTTTTGACTTACAAAGCCTTGCGACTATCTCATAATGTCTAAGGTCTTCCTCAATTCTAAGTAGTTCTAAAATTCTCCTTTTGTATGTTAGCTTATATACATTCCAAGAATTTATTTCTTCTTCTGAGTACCCTTGCTTTTTGAAGACCTCAATTTCTCTTTGCCATGCGATTTCACGCTCTGCAATTTTTTTTTTGATTCTTCTCGTTTGTCAGTCATTCCGAAAGAAGCTCTTTTAATAGCACCGTAAAAAGCCTCATTAGAATCACCCCTAACGGAATCAATAATCGTTTCATAATTCTCACAGCTAGGAATCATCAATCTAAGATAATCAGCATTGCATTTATTTATTAAAGACTGAGTTTGCTTGTAATCAATAAAGATTTTATTTTGTTCTTCTGTTAGATCGCCAATATTTATATCTTTTGTGGTCTCATACAATTCTAACACTTGCTTAGTCAAAGGTTGAATATCCTTAACAAGTTTTACAATCCTATCTTCCATCTCAGCTAACTTAATTGCTCGAAAAGTTGAAGTTGCATCGTTGATAGGAAGAACGGCAATCTTCTTGCCGCCCTCCCAAATCTCTACCTCATAAGCATTGGAAATAAAATTCATACTTTACCGTTTCTGTACAAATTTTCTGCTTCTTGAAGTGTATTCGCAAAACCTAACCAACGGCTTTCACCTTTAGTCGTTTTTTTGAACACTGTGAAACCTGCTCTTGTCTCACATTCTCGAATTGCCTTAGCTGGAATTTCTTCCTTCTTCGCTGTTGGTTGTGGTGTGTTTGTTTAATTTCTTCCATTGATTTACTCCTTAATCAAAAACCATTTGGTCTAGGTTAGTTGCCCAGAATTGAGGTTTCCCGTTTACTTGATAGCTTGAATCTTCATAAATCATTCCAGACAATTCAATTTCCTGTTGGTCAGAGCTGTTTTTAGTTGATTTGATATTCACCGAAAACTGGACTTTGAAAATATCTAAACGATCTTCTGGAGCTAATGAAATTGCAGAGGCTTCCCCACCAGTGTAATCAATCACTGCACATCTAATCGCATTATCCAAAAATGAAAAACCGTTTCGAGTTCCCATTGAAGTAGCAAGAATTTTCCCATGAGAATCTTTTGTTACGTTCAAAGAACCCTTGAAAAGTTCCTTAAGTGTTTCCATATCTACCTCAAACAAAGGCACTACGATTTTCGGTGCAATCCCTGTTGAGAAAGTGTTCTCAGCCATCTCACCTCTGTCAGATGATTTAGTATCAACCGTTGATTCTTCAGTTGTTATCTGAATTCCACTTGGTCCAGTCTTCCCAACCCATTTCGCTTTGAATAGTTTGAAGGTTGTCAAAGCTGGGACAGTCACAACCAGCAAAGTGTCTATGTCTGTTGGGTCAGAAATCACAATTGATGTCGCACTTGTGATTGTGTGAACATACGCAACTATAGGTGTAGCAGTGCCAATCTCAATCAAATCCCCTACAGTTAATTCAGTGTCAAATCCTGTTCCTGTTCCTGTAATAGTAGAGGTAGCAGTTGCCGAAAGAGTTCCTGTTAGGTTTGTTTGAGGTTCAACATTTATAAAAAACGCTGCTGGGTTGATTTTGCCACCACGTTTAGAAAAAAACTGGTAGCCGTTGTTAGTCTTAATTACTTGAATTGCCATTTAAAATTCCTCCTGGATCTGCATAGAAAAGTTAATTGAATACTGTTCATTACCATCACCTTGATTTCCGATATAAATAGGGTCTGATAATGCTGTTGATTTTGCGATCATAATTGACCGTAATGCGACATCTGTTAGGACGTCAAGAGGTAAATCTAACCTCTTATATACAAGGTCATTGTAGTAGTCAAACACCAATCTTGCGATTTTGTCCGCTTCTCTAATGTCTGTATTTTGAATTATAAATTGCTGATTCCCAACTGATTGAGGAATGTAAAATTTAGATTGATTCCCTTGGAAAGGCATAACCATAATAAACGAATCAACCTGTCCTCTTAACCCAATCATTTGGATTGTATCTTTAACAGAATCAAAATATGGGTCAAGAATCATTGATTCAAAAATATAGTTCTCATATCCAACTTTCATAAATACAATTTCCTACTAACTTTTTGGAAAAACTCAGCGAATAAATCTCTATATTTTGTTGCCTGAGATTCTAATTTGGAAGATAAAAACTTATAGCCTACTTCGCCTTTTCGTTCTGACCATTCCCCAGGATTGAAAGGGTTCTCGTGTAACCTAGCAGAATATTTCATCACGTTACCAATTCTCAATTCTATTTTTTCCATTCCTGAAATGTTAGGGACATCTATTTCATTCGCATTCAGAACCTTTTTTGAATTGATTCCTGTCTCTCCGCCTGTTGGTTTTTTACCGTTAAATTTTACACGTCTTTCGGTTGTAAGCCAATAGAATCCAGCAGTCAAAAAACCATCTAACAAAGGAGATTTATTTGGAAGTTCTACGACATCAACTATTATCCGAGGAGCTAATCGTTCCAATGCCCTTTTAGTCATATCTGGGAACTCATTTGCATAAGTTTTTATAGATTTGTTAAATGCTGTTGTATTTAGTTTAAGACCCATTAGACTCTTACCTCATAATGATGCAATGTATTGTCAATGTCTCTAACTGGATAAATACTAAGAATTGAAAAGTCTTTTCCATTATACCTGAGGAAATCAGTTGCTAGAATATCAGTCTCAGGAGGTAGGAAGATTTTCCATTCTGCGAACACTTGAGCACCTTGACCATTCTGCCTAGAGTATTCAGAGGGTTGTATTCTAATTGGGAATAATTCTTCAGTGTCAGGTTGGCTAATTTTGCGTCCTGCTCTATCGTAAGAATATCTAACTTTGTATAAATTAGGCAGCAATGTATTTCGCTCCTGTTATCTCAGCATATTCTCGCTCAGTCAAAGGGAATACTAGCAATCTATGTTTGCAATTCGGATGATACAGAGGGCGGCTTTCATCTGTTAGAAGCAAAATTTGGGTTCCCTGGTAGGTTTTTCCAACGAGTTTTGGATCCTGTGTAAGATATTTTCCCTCAAATTGTTTACAGATTTCTGAAGTAGTGTTATGGCTTGTTACTTTATAAAGCTCAGCACCGATCCTTTGCCCTGTCTCGATAGATGCTTGAACCTGTGAATCACCTACTCTTGTCCTTGCTACCATTGAAGTATAGTAATCAAGAGAATAAGTATAAGGTATCCGATTGCCAGCACCGT